CCTAGTACTTTAGCAACCATAGAAGCGTTCATGAAATCCTTACCGAAGCTAGACAGATCACCTGATTTCTGACCACGGCCAGAGAAGTCGCGCTTGCTGTTACGCATAGCTTCCATCTCAGCTGAGTGCTCTTTAAGGGCAGACTCATACTTCTCTAGTACTTCAGCCATGTTAGCATCTTTAGCAGTTAGTTCTTTTTGCATATCAGCTTCGAGAGCTTCAACGCCAGTTTTAACACCAGTTTCGATGCTTGATTTGATTGATTCAGCTTCAGCAGCTTTAGCAGCNTCTGCGTCTTGAGCGGCTTTTTCAGCTGCTTTTTGCTCGGCCTGCTTCATTGCGATTTTAGCAGCAGTTTCGTCTGCAACCTGCTTCGCAAAAGCTTCCAAGTCGATTTGATTCTTGTCCATTTTGATCTCCTGATCTGCGGAATTAAGTTCCGCGCTTTTCGGTGTGTGGTCACTAGCTATATTTGAAGAAGTATCTTCGTCCTTAGCCAGAGACTGACCGGCTAGATCTACACGATTNGTGAAAGTTTTTTTGAANTCNTCNTACTCACTCTCTGAGTTGAAAGACTTCGCGAGCGAAAAAGTAGCTGACTGATTACAAGGTACAGATACAACTGATACCTCAAATAATTCAGCGTCCTTAATCATTAGTCCGTCGGTTTCCTTTATGTAATCAGCATCCTTGACTCGGAAACCTACGGAAAAGGCCCCAAGAACACCGTCTTTAACTAACTGTGCAACATTAGCAGGCGCAGCCTTACTAATCTTACATTCTAACTCCAAGCCATTAGGTCCAGCTTTTAGACCTGTGGCTCTACCAATCGGCTTATCATAATCATGATTAAACAGAATGATTGGATTTTTTTCAAAGTTTTGCAAGCCACCTTTCTGCCAAGCTTCTGCCGAGATTGTATCGCCTGCGCGATCGAACTCAGTAGTGCTTGCCATACCACGGATCATAATAGAACCGTCATCTGCTTCTGCAGACTTAAAGGTGGAAGTAAGACTAAAAATTTTATCCATCTTTTTTCTCCACTTTAACTTTAGCAGGCTTAGCGGCTACAGGCTTTTTAGCAGGTATTGGCTTAGCAGGTGCTTTAGTTGATTTTAATACCGGAGCAGGTTTTTCAACTTTTACCGGTTTTACGTCAAGATGTTTTATCTCGTTCCATACAGGACTAGCTTTGAGATAGGTTAGCATAGAAGCATAAGTACGAAATATACCTTTGATCCTTGTACCTAAAACAGGTTGAGGTCTTTGCTTTAAGTACTCTGCTTGTGTGAAAATTTTCCCTTCTTTCTTAAAAAACGCTGCCAGCTGTCTAGCGGCTTTTCTTGCTCTTATTTTATTTCCTATCATTCTTCTGTCTCCTCGACTGGTCTTCCACCCTCTTCTGGGTTTGCTGCAGAGCCTGCAATATTAGCAGGGATGCGGATATCTTCTGTTCCATCTATGGGTGCGAACCCAAGACGCTCTCTAGCTTCTGCAGCTGTAATAATACCGCCGTTTACTAGTGAAGTATAATATGCTGAAGAATCCCGTAACTCGGGCTGCAAAGCAGGAATATCGGTAATGTCTTCTCTACACTCGAAACCAAAGTGTCGAGTCATTGCAAAATTAATTTTTCGGACTATAGGTAATATAGTCTCAAGATAGTAGAGACGTAGATTAGGACGAATATTAGCATTATTACCAGAATCCATTAAAATTGGAGGGATTCCTAATGCTTTTAAAATAATCTTCTCGTTTTCTTCTATCGCACTTTGAAAGTCTAACTCTTTAAAATTAACATTTGCTATTTTATCAATCTCTAAACCACCGTCTAGTATCAGAGGGCGTCTACCTCCAGTATCGGGGCGATAACGAGATTGCCAGGATACCATCATACGTTCTTTAATCTTTTCTGATAAAGTATTAGGTGATTTAAGTACTAAACCGGGTACAGCTCCATTCTTAAAGAAGTTATCTTGAAACTGTCTCATTGACGCCATAAGCTTCATGGTGCGGTGCGCCGGCTTTAAACGTGGAACTCCTCTATAAATAGAGTAGAAAGAGTTCTCTTTAATATGAATAATCTCGTCTACACTAAAGGTAGTATCGAGAAGGGTGTATTTTTCTACATAGGTCTTTTCATCTGCGTGTACCTTAACCTTAGCAGCAGGAAGATGATACATATGTACGCCATCAAAGTAGATAAAAATATTACCGTCTATTAGNTAGTCTGTAACTAAATTTCTGCGAAAAGTATTGATATCCTGATAAGGGTTAGGTTCACGATTAAGTAAGGTTTCAACCTTTACTCTTTTAATGCCTGCAACAACTCCTTTGACAGAGCCTGGAGCAACAATAGTAGGAATCTCAGATACATCATCTACAATCATATTTACACCGCGGTTTACGACCTCTAACTCTTCGTAAGCGCGTTCGTAGCTGATAGTATGCTCTCTAGAAGATTCGATGGTCTTTGCATCGAGATACTGAGCAGGATTCAACTTCTCTTCGACAGGTGTTTTACTAAAAGGATTATACCAAGCCATGTTTTTCTCTTTGAATCTCAACCCAGCGCATCTGTTTTTTAGCTGTTCCTAGCGCAGGATCTTTTCCGTAAATTGAATGAAGTTTTAAGTGGTGAGTATGACACAAAGTAGACGTGTGTTCATATAGCTCAGCATGATGTTCTTCTATAAAGTCCTCCCGAAGTGCTTGTATATATTCAGGATTATGATTATTCTTTTTCATCCATTGATTCAACAATGGTGTAAGACTGTAAAAGTGGTGAAAGTCTAACTGCTCTGTTACACCGCAAATCTCACAAGAGGAACCCTTCGCATACTTAGACTTTGCCTTATCTCGTACATACTTTACAATATCACGTTTTAACTTAGGCATTTTCCTCTGGTTCCTTTATTTTTCATTTAAAGAATTATATCGACTTTAAGCTAACTTGTCAATAACTATTTTTGAGCAGGTATCGCTAGAAGGATACGTTTGCTGTTTGGAATGAATATAATGCGTAGCGTAAGGCATCAGCCATATGAGACGCCATATTATGCTTCGGTTTTTCCTTCATTAGATTAGGATTCGGATCCCATTGATAGGCATCAAGGCAGGCAAGGGACTCTTTACATTCTTGATCAACAAACAGGTTGTCGTTTTCAATAACTCCTGATACATATCCAATTCCGTCAAGCACAGACTTCTTCGCGTTGATGGTGGAAATATCGTAGTTTTGTGCGAAATCAAACCTTGTTTGCTGAGCAGCTGAATCAATATAAATATAATCAATATCCCAACGGTCAATAAGTTTCTGGATTTCGGCAGCGTGCTGTTCAGTAGTTCTTTCAGCATTAAGATATTCATCAACTAAGTAGTATTTTTCCGTATCCCAGTCATATGCAATTACACATAATGCTGTAGGATCTTTATAACCCACATCCAAACCCGCAAAGACGTCCATTCGAGAAGTATCAAACTGAGACAAGTCTTTTACTTGTGTCTCAAAATTAAACTTCCAAATCTGCCCTTCATAAGTATTAAAGTCAGCTTCGTACTCCTGCTTAAACTCTGCTTCTGACATAGACTTTCTTGCTTCATCAATGTCTGATTGAGACATACGAGGGTTATCTTTATAAGTTGCTCTGATACTGCACCATTCAGGAAAGTCATCAGAGAACCCCCTATAGAAAAACTCTGAAAACCAGTTATTACGTCCACGAGGGGTAGAAATAAATATAGCTTTAGAGTTTTCTTTATCTAGAGTAGGTCGTAGAGCTACATTGAAAGCGTCTTTGCCGTCTGCAAGTGCTGCTTCATCAAAAATAATAAGATCGTAGGATCTACCTACACAGGAGTCTACTTGATTAACGGAACCCATTCTCACTGCAGAACCATTAGAAATTTCAATAACTTTATCTTTTGCATTATCTTTAGTAACTTCTAAGTCAAAATGCTTGATTAGGTTTCTCTGTAGATCAAAAGAAATCTGAGACAAGGAGTAGTTAGGAGACATGATTAAGATATTAGACCCAGGAACTAAAGAAACTAGCTGGCCTATAATATTGGCAATATATGTCTTGCCCTGCCGCCGAGATACAGCGGCAGAAACAAAACGATATTTAGGGTTGTTAATCGCGTTGATAATTGCTATCTGCGAAGGCAACGGTGTGATGTTCAGTAGATCCAAATAAGGATCTACTGGGAGTTTTAGAAACCTTGACTCAGATCTTAATTCAACTATTTCGTCAGAGACAATATCTCTCCGACTTATTTCAACTGCCATTCTACAACCTTTCTAGTAATATATCGAAATTTACAATAACTTTAGAGTTAGCCGTAGAGGTAATTGCTCTAAAATCAATATCTGTTTTTGGAGATAACTTAATGGGGACAGCAAACGGATTTGATGATGTACTCTGGAAAACGTCCATTTGTGAGCTCAACAAAAAAGAACCCCCAAACTTTTTAATATATAAATCTATTTGCGCATCATCGTTTTTACCTGATCCTGCAGTATACATAACTAAGTATCCTACTTTGTTTGCTGGTACTGTGTAAAAAGCCTGTAAAGTCTGATTATCTCCTACGCCAATGTAAGATACTACATCTCCATCGGTAGCTCCAATTTTTGCACTAATATTACCTGCATTTGCACCGTCTTGATAAATCATTCTATCCATACGGATAAAAAGACCTGAGGTCACAACGTCATCAGTTCCAGTTAGAGTAATTGTCTCTACTAAAGGCAGAAAGTTTGCGTCTAGACCTTCTATTCTTAATTCACCGGTGTCAGACGCATGACTGGACGAGCAATGAAGAACAGCTGCTGAGGTAAGAGAAGACCACGGATATAAACCGCCATGCTTCCAAATAGTCTCTTTCGTGCTAGCATTTAGTGCGGGGTTCTGTCCAAACTTATGTAGGGATTCGTACCCTTCAAATTTTTTACGTGCTACTAATAAACCTGTTTCTGAAATCATTTTATTTTTTTCCGAATGCTTCCTTTCCATAAAAAGCTGCTACTATAGCTGCCACGGATACGAAGTATGTGGGTGCCATATCACCCAGTGTTTTAGATGCATTACTCAACCCTGACATCTCCGCTAGTACTACGGCGAATGGGTATAGTAACATTCCTCCAAGAGCAAACCAGGCCATGTTACGTTGAGCGTCTCTCATAGCATCTTGGTCTTCCAACTCTTTTCTTTTTGCGTCTAGATGGAGAGCCAACTCTTCCGTCGAGATGTGTCCGTCCCCATTTAGATCTGCTTTTTCTAGCCCTTCAACAGTATTTACCATTTTACTTTATTCGCCCAGTATGCTGCTGACATTTTGCCTTTGGCAATGTTCTTAGCGTGTCTTGCTTTAAACGACGCACGTTTCTTTTTCATTCTATCAGACTCTCCAGCCTTCGGCTTCCCTGCCGTTTTAGCTCCCTGCTGGCCGAAGCGAATAGTCTTAATCTTATTACCTACTTTTGCCACAACAATATGTGACTTTTTAGCATGGCCTGGTGTACGTTTAGGTTTATTAAAACCAGATACTCCTGCTCTTTTTATACGGGAGTCTTTCTTTTTACCTTTTCTTTTTCTTGCGGCCACTGCTTTTTCTCCGTTTCACGAATGTACTTACATTACGTGGCTTGCCTCCAGGGTTGCCTGCTTTTCGTTTTCTACGAATTGCTGACTTTCTCTGGGCTGGCGTCATACGAGCTGCTTTTGCTGCTGGCACGCATTTAGGGTATCCTTTACCTTTTGCTTTCTTTCTGCCACACTTCTTGTAGCCTCCGCCTTTCTTTGGGCGGGAAATATCTACCCACTTTTGTTTAAACCACTTCTTAAGTCCTGAGGTCTTTCTCATTTCTTAACTCCCATGCGGTACTTGCCCCCACGCCTTTTATATTCTTTAACCAGGAACGCATTTGCATAAGCTGAGGGATAGACTTTAAATTTTCTTTTTACCGAAGCTTTTACCGCTGAATACAGCTTTTTGTTTGTCGGTATTGGTTTCTTTCTTGCCGTCTTCCTCTTTGACTTTCTCTTCTTTGCCATTATCCAGTCCCTGTGCTAAGATATAGTCTAAAGCAGCTTGTTCAGTATTGAACTTATGTAGTTTTCCGGACTCGTCTCTATAACGCCATTTTCCGCGTATCTGCTCTACTTTATTCATTACTTACTCCTTTTCTTTGGCTTTTTCTTTTTTGGGCGACCAACTGTTGATCCGTAAGTTCCTTTACCTTTTGGCATAAATATCTCCTAATTTAACTGGGTTATCAATGTAATAATGACACCCGCCAGGAACATGATTACTGTTCCACCTATACTCATCATTCGTGTCTCTATACGATTAAGGGAGTCCTCTACATCTGTGAGACGAGAAAAACACGTTTTCCAACGCTCCTCGCACTGCACTTCATGAGCATATAGACCTTTTTCAAGATCATTGACTTTTTCACTCTGTTCCACTTAGTAGTTTCTCCATCAGCTTACCATAATTGCCTTGTCCAAAGGGAACAGCTTCATTAATCTGTACATTGGTTTGGTTTTTTATGTTGCTGCCTTCGGCTTTCTCGAGATCAGCCTGCGCCTTTATTTCATCCATTCGCATTTTATGCGCCATTTGTAATAGGTCAGCCAAGTCTTTACTAGAGTATACACCAGATTCTTCTGCTTCTTCTAATTTAGCAGCTATCATATTGTCTAACAGGGATCCGATATTGTTTTTATTACGGTAGCCCATATCTAAGTAAACAGTGTCTATATACTTTTTCACTTCGCGTTTATTTAATACTTCAACTACTGCTGTTTCAGGTACTTGAAGGTATTCGCACACCCCTTTTATATTGCCAAACTGTAGATAACTGTTTGCTATCTCCAGTCCTTCGGGGGAAATTGTAGTAAGTTCTTTTGCCATGTCTCGTATTATACTAAGTTAGGGGTAAATTGTCAAGAAATTTTTTTCTTAGGTTAGTCTGCAAGTGGGTTATCAAGTGCTTTTTGCAATTTATCTGTAAGTCGTCTTTCCAGATCCTTTAGTTCTCTATTGTGGTCAGAGATTAAAGAATCTCGTCTAGTTTCAAATCGTTCACTTGCCTTGTCTATCATATCTCGTACTTTTTCTTCAGAGGTACGAACTTTATCTTCTGCTCTATCCGCTTGTTTTTCAATACGCAAAATATCATCCCGTAACCCAGATTTGATGTCTCGTGTATATTCAATCGCATCATCTAATTTTTGAACTATCTGAACATTCTTGGCGTCTATAGCGTCTACATCTATATTCTGTACAATTTCTTTCATGTCCATATAATCTTTGTAAAATTCAAAACCTGCCCAGGAAGCTCCTCCAAGAGTTGAAAGGGCGGTTAATACTACAGCCATTTTTCCTCCTTTAAAGGTCATTCCTGCAATTTCAAATTCTGCCATTTTTATTTCTCCTCATCATCTACAAACTGTAGCTCTCGTAGTTTTGCAACTTCAGCCTGTAGCTTCTGTACTTCTAAACGTTTTTTTGTTAGCTCCAACTGATACAGAGTGTTACAGTTGATGCGTTCTTTCGGCCCTCCGATTGGAATGTTTATACGGGCGTATACTCCTACGTCTCGCATTTCAGTTTGACTAAAAGTATTAACTTGCGTACTATAAGGGTCGTCTCCTTGTTCAATAATGCCTACTACACCAAATTCTAGATTTGTTGAAGAGCCTATTGCATTTTGACAATCGAGACTACCTGCTCTAATTTTATCGGTAGCATGAGACTGGGATGATTGAGGTATGTTAAGGTTTAGTGAACCTTGTGCCCAACTCCAGCTACTTAATAGTAGTCCTAATATTATTAGTTTTCTCAATCTTACCTCTTATTTAATTTTTGAGCAAATCCTTGATGCTAGCATTGTAGGTACTTCTGTACCTTTTACAATCTTTGATTTAGTACAAATATATAGAGCTTTTTGTTTATCTTTGTCTCTAACATAGATTACTATCTCTTTATGATCTAAATAATCTAGTTGTATAATTCGGCTCTCTGTAGCAAACTTTACAGTATTCCAGTCTTTATCGTAAACTTGAACTGAATAATAGTTGACATCCTTTCTATTATTAAACATTTTCATATCAGCCTTTAATACTCCTGATATATAGGAAGGTTCCAACATAGGATAAGTAGGGGTTAATTGGTGGCCCCATGCAGAGCCACCAATTACCACAAGACTTAATACAGTCCAGAGTCGCATTATAGAGCAATACACTCAGCAGTTACAGTGGCAGAGTACTCGCCCGAAGGGAAAGACTTACCATAACCATAGTCTGCTTGAGAAGTAATGTCGAACCACACGCTACCTGCTACAGTAAGTTCATACTCAGTAGTATTGTTGTACTGTACTTTATTGGTCTCGAAGGCAGCCATTTGCTCATCAGAAGTCTGACTTACAGCTACTTGACCTTCCCAGTTTACAACGTCTCCGAGAGAGGGGCCGCTTGTAAAGTTATCAGGATAAGTTAGTACTGCTTTATATTGGTCTGCACTAATAATGTCGTAACGAACTACCGGTACCACACCACCATCTGCAGGGTCAGTACTTAGTACGCTTGGTGAGGGGTTACCGTATACGCCTGGAGTATCCACATTAATAACACACTTTGATGCTACAGAACCAGTAATAGGTACGTTTGCAAAAGCTGCACTAGAAAGTAGAAGTCCTGCTGCTAACATAGATTTCTTCATAGTATAATCTCATAAGTGCCGAAGCACCCTTTGATAATTAATTATCATATTGTGATTGTATCATTTCATTGTGCAGTTTTTGCTGAGTATAGTTAACTCGTCTTCCTTCTTTATTGTCTGGCAACTCTGCATCAATCAGCTGCAAAACGTCTTCATACTCATTACCTTCTAAAGGGTTATAGTATGAAGCAGGGAATAAGTTTATTGCAAAATACGCTGATTCCTGCATAAAAGCATGGTCAGACATAGCCTGCATATTGATACCACCGAGGAGTTTTTCTATATTAACTTTATTATTTTTTATTCTTTGTTTTCTTTCGTATTCTTCCTCTTCCTTTAACGCAATCTGTCTCTCTAGTTCTTCCTGTATATACTGAGCCTGTAAAGGATCTTCGACAGTTGGTAAAATATCATCTAAATTGTACTCTGGCATATAGTCAGGGCACGAAGGATCTGTCTGAGCGTCGAAACAAGGATCATACTTATAAGTATAAACCAGGGAAGGGTCAGTAACTGTTCCTTCACCTTCAACGACTATCGAGCCAGG